CTAAATGGGGAGGATGAGGTCGAACGAATCGCCCGCATCGCCGCGTTGACGGATGCGCGCGGTCCACGGCGCACCCGCTGCGCGCCAGCCTGCAACGCTGACGGCATCGATCGACATTTCCGTCCCCTCCACCAGCGATTCGCCCACCATCGCGCCCGCCGTCATCTCCACGACAAAGCGCAAGGCGGGTTCATCGACCGGCACGTCACTCGCCTGATCCCAGCCGAAACCGGCGCGGCTGCGCCGCTGCCAATGGATGGTGAGCGAACCGTCCGCCTGCCATGCACAACGGCCATGGACGGGGGAAAGTGGGCGTAAACCACGGCCAGCCCGTTCGATGGGCAGGATTATCGGTGCGGCATCGCCCATTCCCTGCACGTCAATATGTCCACCAACCGCAAGCGCGCTTAAGCCCACGGCATCGGGCAGGCGGGTGAGCGTATCTGCATCGAACAAGGCAAAGCCGCTGCCCACCGTGCTTGCGGCCATCGCATCCGCACTGCCCAGCCGCCCGCGCAGCAAATGGCTGAGCCGCCATAGCCCGCCGCCCAAGGGCGCGGCATGACCAAATTGCAGCACTTCGCCCCCGCTGATCAGGCACAGATTCGCACCATCGAGCAGCGCGCGGTCGTCGGCATTGGTCAATTGCATGTCGGCGCGCAGAAGTTGGACGTCGATATGGCCATTGCGGTCGAACATTGCGGATTGGGCGGGGCTGGCCATCGCTGCCACCGCCCCCAGGATTGCACCTGCATGAAGAGGTTCGACATCGGCCATCGCTGCGCCCGCCACAGGCGCTATCGACAGCGCCGCCCCGCGCCAGCCCGGCCCGCTGCCATTGGCGGCCAGCCACAGCCCGCCTTTCAAACCGCCGACATCCGCGCGCGGCACGTCGAACAAAATGGCGCTGGTCACCCCCGCGCGCAAATCGGGGGTGGGGAGGTAACGCCCCCCACCCCCCGCCATATCGCCGCCCATCCACCCCGCGTCCGGTGCGTCGTCCAATTCCAGTTCAACGCCATCGCCATCAATTCGCCGCCGCAACACGCGAAGGGTGCGCCCATCGGCCAGCGTGACCGGCGTTCCGGGCGGCATGGCCAGCGCGGCCGGCCCCATCGGCCAGACCAGCATGTCGCGTTGCACGGCGGCACGTTCGGCCAGCCCATGCCCCAGTGCCAATGCCGCCGCCGCATCCATCGCGGCGGGCAGGTTGATGCGTTGGCGCGCGCCCCCGCCCCCTGCCACCCGCGCCGATTGCAATTGTGATTGAAAATCGCGCGCCGGGTCATGGCACAAAATCTCGACCGCTTGGGGCAATTGCCCCGGTGCGGCGCGTGACATGCTGGCGCGGCGGTTCGGCCCCCGCGCTGGCTCGCCCAAGGGCGAGGGCGCAGCATTACTGCGCGAAACCCATGCGCCCGCGCCATCGCGGTAAAATGGTTCGATGGCATCGATAGTGTCGAGCGCGCCGCGCCGCACCGGCGCTTCGTGCAGCCAGCCGGTAAAGGGGGGCGTATCAAACCCCGCCACATCAACTCCCAGCGCATCGCCTGCAATATCGCCCAGCGTCAACGGTTCGGCATCCGCCGTCACCTCAAAACTGAGCGCTGGGATGCGATTGCCAAAGGGGGCAAGATCCAGATCTTCAAGCACGATATAGGATGGGCCGCGATAGGCAGGGGCATTGTCCGCCCCCTCCGCCGCGACGATCAACGGGTCGGCAGCCTGGTCGGCATCGCCCAGATGGACGCGCATCGTTGCGGGGGATTTGAAACTGCCATCGGCCCCGCGCAGCAAATTCCCCTCTGCCCAGATGCGCCCGACCGACAAAATCGGGCGCGACGACAGCGCGACAGCCAGCGACACCGAATAGCTATAGGTCGTGACCTTGGGCCTCCCCTTGCCGCCCGAACGGTTGCGATGTTCGACAAAATCGGTCGCCCAGATGACCGATCCAGCCACCCGCATCCGCCCCAAAACGCGCGGAACGGCTGTGCCATAACTCGACGTTTGGACGCGCAAATCGCTGAGGCGCGGGCCTTCGCGGCCCTTGGGCGCAAAAATCGCCCCTTCGACCGACTGGCCGATCAGCGCACCGAGCGCCCCACCCAACGGCCCGCCAATGGCGGTGCCGATGCTGGTCAAAATCAGCGTTGCCATACATCCTCCCGATATTTTTTGATCCGCCAGCGCGACACGATGGGCATCGGCGGGGCACCGGGCTGTTCAACCACCCGGCCAAGCCCCAGATGCGCGTGGATGCAGCCACCGCCGCTATCGACCATCAGGTGCAATTGACCGTTGGGGGCCGCACCCAGCAAAATATCGCCCGCTGCGCCGGTGCCGGTCACGCGGCCCAACCCGGCAAAGTGGAGCTGGGCTTCGACCCTATGCCTAGTCCAGCCACGTATGGGATATCGCGCATCATCATCGGGCAATTTATGTCCCGCAGCCATCAAAGCCGCGCGCACCAGCCCGACACAATCGAGACCGTGGACAATATCGCGCCCGTGCAGGCGAAATGGCGTGCCGACCAGTGCGCGTGCGGCGGCAACCAGTGCCGCGCCCGATGCGTCGTTCATCCGCCGAACCGGGTGAGCAAATCCAGCCCCGGCAGATGCGGCTCCCCACGAAAATTGGCGATATTGGCAAAACGGGTCGCGCAGGTTTCGGCGCTTTTGTCGCAGCCTTCGACTAATTCGACCTGCCAGCCCGTCGCATCGGCGGGAACGGCAGTTCGCGCCAGCGTCAACACCGCGCCCGTCTGTGCCAATATCACTTGCCCCAACCCGCGCAGCCGCCCCGACAGCCAACGCATCTGGCCAAAGGCAAAAATCCCGTCGGAAAAATGGGTGTCGAGCGTCATTTGCCGCCCCGAAACCGCCACGACTTTGGCCCGTGCGCGCCGTCCGGCCATCGCCACCCGACAATCGCCATCGCCCAGTTCGGCGCGACAGGCAGGGCTGGTCAGCGGGATAAAATCCCCTTCCAGCAGTGGGTCGGCGGCATCCACCTCCGCCCCGAAACCGCCGCCGCTGCGCGAAACCGCGCCCAAAATCGCCCGCGAAATGGGTATGGCAACGGGCTGCGCCACCGACCAGTCGGTGATGAACAATGCCACCAATGCGCCGTCAAACCGCCCGCTCGCCAAATCCGCCTCACTCAGGCTTGCATCGGCAATCGCCCCGCTGATCGACAGCGAATCGCCCGCCCGCCCCAGCGCCTGTTCGATCGCCGATGGGCGGATACCCGGCGCGCTGGCGTAAAATTCGCCCGCCACCCACAGCCCCGCATCATGGGTGGTGAAACCCAGCACCCGTCCGTCGCGCCGTTCAATCCGCCAGCAATAGGCGAGCGTGACCAGCGGCACGGCCAGCCAGTCAGGCGCGCTCATACCTCGCGCACTTCGATCAGCGGCACGGCGGCCAGCTCACCCGCCAGAAATGTCGCGCGCGATACCGACAAGCCATCCTCGGCAAAACGTACCGGCACGTCGAACAGGAAACCGGCGCGCAGTTGAACCCCCACCAACGGTGGCTGGGTGAAACGGATCACCCCGCCTGCGGCCAGCGTCCAGCCGCCCAATATCGCAACCCCGTTGCCGCTCAATAAAATGCTGCCCGCGACCGGGCGGGTGATCCGCCGCCACGCGATGTCGGCACCGCTGCCATATGCTTTGCGCAGCGGAAAATCGCTGGTGACGCCGTCGCCCGTCCCCAAAATCTGGTCGGCCATGCCAACGCTGCCACCGGGGCCGCTCGCAAAGTCAAAGGGGTCGCGAAAACGAAAGCCTACCGCCGGGCCGCGCCGCGCGCGAAAAAAGTTGATCAGCGCTGTAACATCGCCCTCGCTGCGCAGCCCAGCGCCTGCATCAAAACGCAGCAAGGCCCCATCCCAATCGGCGATACGTTGTTCAAAGCCCGACTGGCTGGTGACAATGGCGGTGGAAAATTGCGGCTCGACGCTCGCTTCGCGGCCGATGGCAATTGGAAAATCCGTGTCGGCAAAGGCTTGCATCATCCCCTCCCCCTCTGTTTCAAAAAAGGTGAAACCATCGCGCGCCACTTGCGGCAGCGCCCAGACAAAGGTTGCGGCATCGCCCGCCGCGCGGCTCAATGCTGCGGCGTCGGCAATGTCGCGCCATTGCATTTTATCGGCGGCATCGCGGACAAAGCCGACAAGGTGGTGGCGCGATGGCGCGGGATAGCCGAGCGCCATGACCGCGGCGCGCCCCGCGGCTGACCGGCCCTTTTGCCCCGTCGTCACCCAGTCATAATCTTCGGTCTGCAACACATCAAAGGCGGGCGCCGCCCATGCGGGGGGCAGGTTGGCCCGCCGCAAATCGGGCATCGCATCGTCCAATATCGTGGGGAGGTAGAGGAGGATGTGGGTCTCAGCCGCCCCGCCACCCCGCGCCAAGGTTTCGTCGCGCACCGCCGCCATCAGCGCCCCGCTCGCCCCCGCCAAAAGCCCGCCCAGCGCGTCTAGCATGGCGCGCACGCCAGCGTCCTGTTCCCCCGCCAGATCGGCAATCGGCACGCTGGCACTGCCCAGCGCGGCATTGGTCGCACTGTCATAGGCGCATATTTGCCGCCCCGGATTGACCCACCACCATGGTTCGCCAAGCTGGATTTTGACCGGCTGGCCCGCTGCCACCTGCACCGCCACCAGCGCACGCAACACATGCGCCAAATATCCCATCGCCGCGCCATTTGCCGGCGACAACAGGGTCGATGGCGGCACCCATCCGGTCAGCGCCATGCCGCCCGACGCGTCGTGCTGCGCCCAATCATCGGGACAAAATTCGGCAAATAATTCAAAGGATAGCGAAAATATGACCGGCCAGTCGCGCGCTGCCAATTCGCGCGCAAAGCTGCTATGCCATGCCAATGCCGGGGTCGCCAGCGCCCCGCCGGTCACGCTCGCGCGCCATGCGCCGCCAACATGGTCGAGGCGCGGGAAATGGCTCATGCCGACATAGTGGAGGATGGGGGGCGCATAGCCCAGATGCTCCACCATCCGCACCAGCCGCTGCGGACTTAGGTGATAGCTGTCATCATAGGCCGTCGCGATGGAGAGGCTGTGCGCGGGCAACACTGCATCGCCGCAGGGCAGGACGCTGCCCGAACCGGTGCAGGCAATATCGCGCCATTCCACCCACGCATCAACCATCGCGCCATAGGGGCTGGTCCCCGCGCCATCAAAATCGGGCGGAACGAGCGATATAAACAACCGGTCCACATCGCCGGTGAAAACCGGCGCACCGCCCGGCGCAAAACCTTCACGCAAATCCCCGAAGTTGAGCGTAATTTGCGCGCCCTCCCCGCCGCCAACCGCATAATTCCACAGCCGGACGAACCAAGTGCGCGGCGCGCCATCGGCATCGCGCCCCTCTATCGTCAACGTCGGGCCATGCACGGCGTCGAGCGGCTTTACCCCCGCCGACACCCAGCGAAACGCCAATGTTGTGCGCCGATAATCGCGCCGCGTCGCATAGGCGATGAGCGGGTGGTCATGCCGGTCGTGCGATTCCCAGATAATGCCCGCCAAATTGTCACGGCTCGTAAAGGCGACATCGACGCGCAGACTGTCCGCCCCGTCCGCCACCAACGCGGCAAGCATCGGGCGCGGGAAATCGACGCTCCAGAAACGCGGGTCAAAACGGTGGATGCTGGCCCGTTCGCGCACCTCATCAACATCGGCCAGCGGGCTTGCAAAATTCCATGCCATGGCTCAGCCCGCCTGCTCAACCGCGCGGCGCACCGCGCGTGCAATCTGCCGCCCGCTGGCGGCCATGCGCGGCGCATCCGCCACATTGCCAGCGACGTTCACGATGATGCGAATGTCGCGCGTGCCCCCGCCCGCATCGACCCGCCCCGCCATCGTCGGCACGAATATTTCCGGCCCGCGTTCACCGACCAAATAGGCTTGGCCGGGTGCGACCGGCCCGCCGCTCGCCCGCCCCGGCAAGCCGCCCAGCCCAAAGGCTGCGCCCAATATATTGCCGAGCAATCCGCTAAGCCCGCCCGCAGCGCCCGCCCCGCCGCCGGGCAACGCCGCACGCAACGCCGCGTTGGCGATGTCGGCCATGGCGGACAGTGCGACGCGTTTCAGATCGTCAAAGCCGAATTTGCCCGAACGCACCGCGCGCAGCAACGCGCCCTCTATCGCGCGACCGGCGCGGCCAGCACCGGCCACCAATGGTTCCTCCAGCGCCTGGCGCATGTCGGCGACATCGCGGGCGAGCGCTGATTTGTCCGCGCGCACGGCAACGACCAGCGGCGCAAAATCTCCATCCTCAGCCATCGGGGAAAAGCTCCTGCAAATAATGCAATTTATCGCGCGCCATCGCGGCATTTTCGGGTGCATCGGGGGTGAGCGCGCCCAGCGCCATCGCCACATCTTCGGGCGTTGCGGCCCAGAAAATATCGGGGTTCCAGCCCAAAATGCGCATCACCTGCCCGCCGATCCGCCGCGCGGCATCGGTGAAATCGCGCGCGTCAGCCGCCACGCAATATCTGGCCCAATAATATGCGCAGCGCGCCCGACATGGCGGCCAGCCCCGCCGCGCTGACCGCATCACCAAACCCCTCCCGCGTCAGATTTTCGGGGCTGGGGTCAAGGCAATGCCAGAATAGCGCAACGCTCTCAGCCAGCGTCAACTGCCCATCGGCGGCGCGTTCAACCAGCGCGAACAGCGGCCCCAATTCCCCCTCCGCCGCGACCAGCGCGGCAAAGCTGGGGCGCAGGCGATAGCCCGCGATCATCACCTCGCCGCGCGCGGGATTGGCGGCAGGAATGGCAGGGTCGCTCATGCCGCCACCACCGGCCCGCTGCTTTCCAGCGCGATCAGATATTGGCGTTCGCCGCCAAAATCCCCACTATGGTCGAGCCGGGTGACGAGGAACCGCCCGCGCAGCGTCGCACCGCTTTCAAAGCTTAATTGATAATCATCGATGCTGCCGGTGAGCGCATTATTCTGCAGCCGTGCCTCTGCCGCAGAGCCGGTGAAAATCCCCGCCGCATTGACGCTGACCGAACGCGTCCCCGCGCCCGACAATAATTCGCGCCAGCCGCCCGACGCCTTGTTGGTGATATTGACCGGTTCACCATTGATCGACAGCATCGTCGTGCGCAGTCCGGCAATGGTGGTAAAGGCTGGGGTGGCCGTGCCGTCCCCAATTTTCAGCAAAAAGGCACTGCCCTTTTCAATCGCCATAAAATCCTCCTTCATTTACGAAATTTCGGGCCACCCCTTGGTGACAAAATCCATTTGCAGCCGCGCATTGCCCGCCTTGTCGCGGCTGCGCCGGGTGGCAGAGAGGCTGAGGCCCAGATGTTCCCACCCATGGACTGCGCGCGGCAGGGCAGCGGCAATGCGCCCGACCCCCGCCGCCATTGCGCTGAGGCGCGCGCCATCGCCGCGATCATGGAGGAGGAGGGTGAGGCGAACCGCCGCCCCCTCCCGCCCCTTGGCCCCCCAGAACTGGCTGGCGCACTCTGCCATCTGGATGCGCGGGACATGGGCGTGCGGGGCGTCACCATCGTCAATCCGCGCGACAATCTGGCCAAGTGGCGCATCGACGCCAAGCGCGGCGACAAGCGCGGTGGATAGCGCATCGGCAAGCGTGCGTTCCGCGCTCATGGCAGGCGCACTCGCCGCCAGATTTGCCACAGCGCGGCAATGCTGGCGGGTGGGGCCAGCGGCGTTTCGGCATCGCGGCTTTCATATAAATGCGCCGCATAGAGCAGGACGCCGTGGCGCAGCGCGTCGGGCAATTGCCCGGCATCTTCGGCGATGCCAATGCGATAGGTGACGGCGATTGCCGCGCCATCGGGCACGCGCAATAACCGCACCCGCGCATCGCCCAGCACATCAATTTCGGCGACATAGTCGCTGGCCGCAAAGGGGGTGGCATTGCCCGCCGCATCGACGAGGGATGCCGACAATATCGCGTGCACCGGCGCGTGGGTGAGCGTCTGCCAGTCGCCGCTCGGCACCAGATTTTGCACCACATCGCGCGCCACCAATGCCTGGCCGATATGGGTTTCGCACATCATCGTCGCCGCGCGGACAAGCGGGTGGAGCAGCGCAAAATCGGCTGCATCGCCCAGCCGCAGCCAATCGGCGAGTTCCGCCACGCTCAGCGCCGGAGGGATGGGGGGTTGGGGGGGCAGCGCCATCAGATCTGCTCCACCCGCAGCGTCAAACTGCGTTCATCGACCTGCCCGTCGGACAATGTGATGCGATTGGTGAGGCGATAGACATGGCCCGCGATGCCGCCCGAGAGGGTGACGCTGGTCAGCGCCATATCGAATGCCGCAGCCTCCACCACGATGCCGCCCGCTTCTGCGGGGGTGATTTCCCAGTCCGAGCCGACCAAAATGGCTTCGTCGAGGTAGGATGCCTGCCAATCAAAGCCATAATCAATCCGGCTCGCCGGATCCTTTAACGCTACTAACATGCGCTTTTCCTTTACTTTTTGTGTGATGGGGGGTTGGGCTTGCGCCACAAAAGCCCTCTCCCCTTCAGGGGAGAGGGTTGGGAGAGGGGTTTTCGGGTTCGCGCCAAGCCACCAAGAGGTTGGTGTAATCTTTCGAATATATGCCCCGGCGTATGCAGGGGGTGCTCACTTTGTGCCCCGGCGTATGCAGGGGGTGCTCACTTTGTGCCCCTGCGCAAGCAGGGGCCTAGTGGCGAATAACCCTTCGCTCGTATCTCGACACGCTCGATACGAACGGGGTTAGGTATGGCCCCAGCCGTTCGTGTCGAGCGAAGGCGAGACACAATATTCCCCTATCGCCTCGGCACAAATCGTCGCCCGTCACCGCCATGCCCCGCCCCGCGCAAACCGCCGCTGCGCGCGCCCGCCGCTTTGGGCCGGTTGCCGTCCCATTCGCTGGGCAGGTCGCGCAGATCCGCCGCGCTGACCGGCCTTGCGCCTATCACCCCGCCAATCACGCCAGCGCACCAACCAAAAACAGCGCCAGTTGGTCGGTGCGCAAACCATATCGGTTGCCCGCCACCGTTCCCGCCGCCTCATCCGCATCCCATGTGTCAAAGCACAAAAAGGCATAGGGGCATTTGCCGCTCGGCAACCCGTCCTTGCCAATTGGCGCAACCAGACCATGCCGCGCCATGATGCCCCAAACCGCTTGCGCCCGCGCGCCAATGTGCAGCCGCGCATCGTCACCTTTTTGCGCAACGCTGTCATGCCACTGGAAAATCCCGATTTCTGCGATGATGTCGCGCGCCGCCGCCCGCTCCGCATCATTCAACCCGTCGCGCCATTTTTTGTCGCGCGCGTCGGACGTGTTGATGGTGCCGGTGCCCGCATAAACCACCGACCAGCGGTTCGCCGATGCCCCCAAACTAACCGCATTGTCCGCACCTGAACGCAGCACCCCCGATGTTTCGAGCACCGCGCTCACCCCATTATTGGTGCCGAGGTGGAGCGGGTGGGCGCTCAATGTACCAAGCCAACCCTTGCCCGCGCCCGCGCTCATGCCGATTGCCGGGGTGACGAAAAAACCGTCGTTGCGGTCATCGGTGGCAAGCGCAAAGCTCGCTTCGCTGCTATTATAAACCTGAACCATCTTAACCGGCTGGATGGTGCCGATGCCGATCTTGCCGTCCGATTTGGCATTGATGCGGGTTGTCCCGCCCGTGGCGATGCGCAAATCATCTGCCGCACCACGAAAAATGCCGGTGTTGGTATCACTGGCAAAGACGATGCCCGGTGCGCCCGCCGTGCCATCGGCGGCGGCAATGGTTGACCCGCTGCCATATGCGCCCAAAGTGCCGCGCGCGGCGGCGGCATTGCCATCATCCAATATCGTCAGGGCAAAGGGGCTGACCAGATTGGCCGTCAATTTGCCGTCAAGCGCGCCTTGCAAGCCGCCAATCGCGGTGATGCTGTGTCCATGGCCGTTCAGCGCATAATCCCCCGCCGGGGCGTAATTTCCTGCCGGAGCTTTACCATCGAGCGCGGCCTGTAACCCTGCGACATCGGCAATGGCATGACCATGCGGCGGGATTTCGCCGCCCCCGCCATCCGCATCCGCCGCTGCAAACCATGCCGCATCGACGGTGAGGGCAATATTTTTCAGCCCGCTGCCAAAATCCACCTTGGCTCCGTCAGCGCTGCTGGCGCGCACCATGTCACGCTGCAACCGGCCATCGGCTGCCAATTGCCCCACCCCCACTTCCCATTGTTCGGGCCGGCTGACCCCCGCAATGACATAGGCAAAGGGGGCAGCGACAGGCACAACATCGCCAAAGGCGCGGTGCCCGGGCAAGGCACCCGCCAGTGTCAATGCGCCGCTGCCGCTGTCCCGGCACGCCTCTCGAACCAGATCGGCAAAAAAATATCCGCTTTGTGCCATTGATGCCATCCTCAAATATTATCGAAATATGTGGGGGCAGCGCGAAAAAATGCGCCGCCCCCAAACGACAATCAGCTGGCGGCGAACTTCATCAATTTGACCGCATCGCTGTTGACGATCGCACCGCCCACCCGCTTGGTCGCATAGAAATGGACAAAGGGTTTGTTCGAATATGGGTCGCGCAAAATGCTGGTTTCGGCATGATCGGCCACCACATAGGCGGCCTGAAAATTGCCAAAGGCAATCGACAGGCTATTGGCGGCAATCCCCGGCATATCGGCGACTTCAATCACCGGATAGCCCAGCAGCGTGTCGGGCTGCCCCGCCGCCAGCCCGGGTTGCCAGATGAATGCACCGTCGGCATTTTTCATCTTGCGGATGCGCGCCAGAACATCGCTCGCCATGACAAAGGATGCGCCCTGCCGATAACTGGCTTGCAAAGCGTGGATAAGGTCGATCAGGCGATCCTCCGGGTTGGAAGCGGCAAAGCCACCCGCCGCGCCCGATGGCACATATTGCAACGTACCAAATGGGCGCGTTCCATCCCCATCAGTGCTGGTGGCGTAGGTCAAAAAGCCCTTGGGCATATTGGTGCCGGTGCCGTTGACGAACGCCGCCCCCTCTGCCCGCGCAAATTCGCGCGCGATACCATCCGCCAGCCACGCCTCGACATCAAATGCAGCATCGTCGAGCATCGCCTGGCTTGCCGCCGGATTGGCGTAAAGCTCGCCAAATGGCGGGGCAACTTCGGCGAAATTGGGGGTGGTTGTTTCCGGGCGCGGCGCGGCTTCGGACACCCAGCCGGACGGTGTGCCGCCCAGCGCGACCAATTGACGATAGCCGCTGCTGCCTGTTGCAACGACGCGGGCCAGCGCGCGGATGGGCGATGCCTGCCGGGTAAGCTCTGCAATCACCACATCAATTTCGCGCGGAATGGCAAAACCGCCGCTCGCCCCGCTCAACCCGCTCAGCGCCTTTAATTCCACGCCCGCGTCCTGCCCGGCGCGCAAATAACGATCGACAAAGGCGCGGCGCGCGGCATCGTTCGCCGATTTGGTGCCCTCAACCGGCAGGCGACCCGCACGGCGGATCGCCCCCTCCTGCACCTCGACACGCGCCCTCAGCGCCGCGACATCGCCGCGCAGCGCCGCCACCGCATCGACTGCGGGGGTGATTTTTTCTGCCTTCACTTCCATCATATTCTCCTTCCACTTCAAAACACTGCCTCCACCCGTGCCAAAGACTGCATCGGGTTGGTGACGATCGAAATTTCAATAAGGTCGAGCGCGATCAGCTCCCGCGTGGGCACGCCGCCGCGCCCCGGCGCACCCGCCGCCGCTGCGCGCACGCGATAGCCAAAGGACAGGCCATCGACCGTCCCGTCGCCCAGCATGCGCGCAACCTCCCCCGCCGTGGCATCGCCATCGGCGAGCGCACCCTCAACCCACAGGCCGCGCGCATCCTCCCGCGCGACATCAACCGCGCCGATCTGCCGCGCGCCATCATGCTGCCAGAGCAAGGGGAGCGGGGTGGCAATATCGGCAAAGGCACCGGGGCGGATGACATCGCCGCCGCTGTCGCGCAGGTCGAACCGCGCCGCATAGCCCGCGAACCTCATTTGAGCAGCCCCGCAAGACCAAGCTTGATGGCGAGCGCGATGAGCAATAATGCCAGCACGGCGCGCACCGCCCATTCAACCGCCGCACGCCGCGCGCTGCGCTTTGCATCGCGCCACGCATCGAGCAGTTGGCGCAATTCGCGCAAATCTTCGCCCGCCGCTGCATCGGTGAGGCCGAGGCGTCCGAGCGCCGCCTCTGCACCCGCCGCCGCCGCCCGCGCCAGCAGTGCCTCGTTCGCCGCTGCGTCGCGCGCGCTCATGCCCCGTCCCCTCGGCTGGGTTCCAGCCCCAGCATCGCGCGCTTTTCATCGGCGGAGAGGAAATCGGCAGCGATCAGTTGCGCCCACAAACGCTCCCGATCCTCCGCCAGCGCGGGCAGTTTATCGAGGTCGATGGCCAGCGCCCCATCCAGCCCCCAGCCTGCCAGCGCCGCGCGCAACGGCGCAAAAATCACTTCGCTGAGCGGCAAAATAGTCTGCCGCCACAGTGCCTTGGATGCTTCGCGATAATTGGCATAGGTCGCATCGCCGCTGATCCCGATCAGCATCGGCGGCACGCCAAATGCCATCGCAATGTCGCGCGCCGCGCTGTCTTTCAGCGACAGGAAATCCATTTCCGCCGGGCTGAGCGACAACGCCTGCCAACTCAGCCCCCCTTCGAGCAACAGCGGCCGCCCCGCATTGCCGCTGCCCTGAAATTGCGCCTCCAAATCAGCGCGCAGTCGCTTCACCTGCGCATCGCTGAGCGGCGGGCCACCGTCGGGCGGCGTGTGGATGAGCGCGCCGGACGGGCGCGCCGCATTGGCGAGCAGCGCGAGGTTCCATTCCGCCGCCGCATCATGCACCGCAACCGCCGCCGCCGCCGCGCCGAGGCAGGATGCCCCATAATGATCGTCCGCCGGGTGGGTGAGCTTGATGTGCAAAATCTGCACCCGCCCGCGCGGATCCATGGCGGGGATGCGCGCCGTGCTGCCGCCGTGGCGATAGGCATAGGCAATGGGCCAGCCATCGCCATCCGCCTCCACCGCCATATGTTCGGGGCGAAGGACGAACAATTCGGCGGGCACATCATCCGCGCCGGGCAATATCTGCGCATAGGCATTGCCGTGGAGCAACAGATGCGTCGCCAATTGCTGCAGTGGCGCCAGCCCCAGCGGACGCGCGGTGAGCAGCGCGGCAATGCGCGCATCGCTGGCGAGCAACGGCGCGCCCGCGATAGCCTCTGCTATCATCCGGCAACAACGCTGCGCCACCGGGTTGTGGAGATAGGCCTGCTGCGCGCGCTCGACATAGCGCGCCCCGGCACGCGGGACATTGGGGCTGTGCGCCACGCCCCACCAGCCATCGGCACGCGCCAAGGGCGGGCGGCGCAAGGCGCGCAACCCTTTCCAACCAAAAAGGTTCATTTTCATTCTCCAAATGGTGATATTCATTGGGCAAAAGCGTCGTCATGCCGAAATTGGTTCAGCATCCATGGTCAGGCGGTGCGTTTGTCACCTGTTTCACGCAGAGGGCGCAGCGGGTGCAGATATCCTATCCCCCTCCCCTTCAGGGGAGGATTAGGGGTGGGGATTTCCCGTTTCACTGGATCCCCGCCTTCGCGGGGATGACATTGGGGGGCAACCGTGCTCCGGCGTATGCAGGAGGCGTCTTAATTGTGCTCCTGCGAAAGCAGGAGGTGCCCTATCTGTGCTCCTGCGAAAGCAGGAGCCTAGCGCGCTCCGACCGGATGTTTCGCCCCTAGGCCCCTGCTTTCGCAGGGGCACAAAGGAAGGCTCCCCCTGCGTTCGCAGGGCCACAAAGGAAGGCTCCCCCTGCGTTCGCAGGGGCACAAGGTGGCACCCAACCCTTACAATCGCCGCATCCTTGGCCGCACCCCTGCCCCATGGCGCAGCGCGTGCATTGCCCACACCAGCGCATCGGCGCGGTCAGGGCTGCGCCCCGGCCCCATATAGCCACCCGCGCTGAGCAGGCCGCACAATTGATCCTCCAGCATCGGGAAATCGCCCGCATGGGTAATTGCGCCTTGTTCGTATAACAGCGCCACGGGTTCTGCCCGCAGGCTCTTGCCCCGCCGCGCATGCACCAGTGTCACGGGCATCGCGGGGTCGGCGATTTTCAGCACCGATTTCACCATATCGCCGCCCATATTCCCCTCTGCCACCACCAGATCGGCGCGCCAGTCGCGCGCCGCATCGGCAACCGCGCGGGCCCATTTTTCGGGGCTGGCCGCGCTGACGCTGGCATCTGCCAGCACCGCATAGCGCGCATCATCCCCCACCAGTCGCGCGGCGATGATGATGCCACAGGCATCGCCATGGGCGCTGGCGGGCGGATCAACGCCGATGACGACGCGCGCAATCTGGTCGGCATCCACCACCCCCCGCGCGGCGGCGAGCATGGCGCGGCTGAACAGGCTGCCCGCCACATCCTCCACCATTTCGCCCCATAATTCCTGTCGGGCGAGCGCGCTTTGGCCATAGCTGGCGGTCATCGCGGCCAAAAATGCTGGCGGCAAATTGGCGGCATTGGCCGCTGTCGCGCCGCCGGTTACGACGACGCCGGGATGCACCAGCAGCGCCCGAACCAGCGGCACCGCGCGCGGGGTGGTGGTGGCAAGCGCGCGGGGCAAGGCCCCCAGCCGCAAACCCAACATCAAATTATCCCACGCCGCCACTGCCCGGCCCCCTGCATTGTCCCAGCGTGCCACCTCATCCGCCCAGGCGAAATGCTGCTGCGGCCCGCGCAGCGATTCAGGTTCGGCGGCCGAATAACAGGTGGCGAGGCTGCCATTGCGCCACATCAGACGTTTGAGCGATGGGCTATATTGCGGCGGGTCGGCGCGGGTCAGGCGGGCAATCCCGCTCTCCCCCTCCACCATAACCTGTCGCACATCATCCATCGTGGCACCAATGAGCGCGATGCGGCACCCGGCATGGGCGCGCGCCAGCGCATCAACCCATTCGGCGCCGCTGCGCGTTTTGCCAAACCCGCGCCCGGCGAGCATCAACCAGATGCGCCAGTCACCAACGGGCGGCAATTGGGCACGCCGCGCGATCAGCGGCCATTGGGTGGAAAGCAGCGCGTGCCAATCAGGGCCGATTGCGTCAGCGGCAAATTCGGCGAGCAGCGCATCGCGGGTGATAAGGTCGATGAGCGGGGTTTCGGCGCAAAAATATCTGGGGGGCAAAGCGGCATTATCGGCCATCCGCACCCCCAAGCCGCTGCCGGAGGAGCGCGGCAAATGCCTCTGCCAACCCCGCCACAATCTGGGCATCGCTCTGCGCCGACTGATCGTCATGTTGGGCGGCAAGCGCCTCTGCCGCGCGCCGCACGGCGGCATGGTTGATCGCGGCAAAGCCACGCAAGGTCGCCAGCGCATGGTCGCGGATGACGGTGCGAACATGCCCGTCCTTATGCCGCTCCACCTTTTCTACCTGCCGCACACCAAAGCGCCCCTGCGCCAATGCGCGCATTTCCAGATCCTGATGCCCTTCCAGCTTGGCGAGGTCGAACCGTTGCGCAAATTCGGGGTCATTGCGGCGGCGTTGCTTTACGGTGGCGAGCGCCACCCCGCCCATTTCGGCGGACAATTTGATGTTCGACGTTTCAGCGAGCGCATCAAAAAAAGCATCGAAACTTTCCGGCGGCAATCTCTTGCCACCGCGCCGCACCTGTCGCACGCCATTTTGCGCGCGCGCGCTGACCAGCTTGGGCGATGATTTTTTGGGCGCGGTTTTGGGCTTGCTGGACGCGCGTGTTTTTGGTTCGGCCAT